CGCCAGTTGTCGTTGTGATTGTCGCGTCCAAGATGTCCACGACCTTTTGGTCAACCCCGTAGAAATTTGTTCCAGCTGTCAATGTCTGCGTGGCATAGGAAATAGTCCATAGATTCAATCCACGGTTAGCCCATTCCGCAAACATAAGGTTGAGGGATCGTTTTGCTGTCTTTAAATCATAGCCACTTCGCGCTTCCAGTTGGCAACGCTCCAGTGCTTCCTCTATGATTTCATCTATTGAGAGATTAAAGGTTTGTGTGCCTGAATAAGCCATTTAAACCCCTTAATACGATTTTCGTAGTTCTAAGATAATCGTATAATGATCATTAGACGTATGATGTAATGTTGTTAAATCAATATCACCATCAATTCCACTGCCGGCATTATTTTTAATGCCGCCAAAAGATCTAAAATCAAGATGTCCTACAGTTGGTTCTAAAGCCACGCCACCACCTAACATGATTGCCTTGACATTACTTGTGGCGTTCCATTCTAAATCAACGCGCATTCCAGAGATAGAGTACCAAATTTGTTGAATATGAACTCGTGCGCAAGCCGTGCCATCTGCTTTTGAAGTTAAAGATGCAACATCAACTTTTTCGACTGAACTTTCTCCAGTACCGTCCGATATGTTTGTGAATTTCACGACAGCGATTCTATCACCGTCAGATAAAGTTTGACTTGTTACGGCATCTGCCATTTTTTCCTCCTATTGGAGAGAGGGGACTTTCGTCCCCGCTCCATTAAAGTTAATATACTGAATATTCCAGTTCCACTGTAAATCTACCTGCTGTTGCATCAGCGTTTAAAGTTGTAGTAGTATGTGCATATAAGTATTTACTAGCTATAGCCGCAGTCACATTCGGAACGAATATGTGATAATTACCTGCTGAGTTGTTAAAGTTAACATCAATTTCAGTAACAGATTGTGTAGCACTTAACTGTTCGTTAAATGAAGTAACACCCGCACCAACAATTTCAGTTCCAGAGGAAACAGCAGAGTTTGTCGCTGTACCACTTGTAGCACTTAGCATTAATCCACCAACAAGAGTTTGTCCTGCCGCAGTTGTAATGCCAATTAATGCTCTGTGAATAAAAAATTTAGTAGGGGTTACTAAGTCGTCCGGTGCATCCGTATTCAGAGTTCCTAATTCCACAAGAACATCTTCATCACTATAAGCATCACCAGTGTCTGTTGATGCTAGAGTTCCCGCAAAAGATTGAAACTTGTGAGTTCCAAGTGCAATCAGTTGTCCAGTTGAATTGACTGAAAAACCAGTCTCTGTAACAGCACCAGTGGAAGAAGCTTCATTAATTACTTTAAAACCAGTCTTTGATCGGACTGAGCCACTAAATGTTGTATTAGCCATAATAATCCTCGTAGTTGAATCATACCGTCGCTTCTACGATAGTCTGCTAGGCCAGTCGGTACAATTAGTTAAACCTAGTTATAAATGGGGCGGACAAGCCGCCCCACAATTATTAATTAAGCACCTGGTGATCCGAAGATACCGCGCCAGTCAGACCAGCCGAAGCTGTATCTTTCTCTTGCTTTGTATCTAACGTTGCCAGTATCAAAGTCACCTTCCATTTTAGTGGAAACAGGTGTTCTTTGGAAATGCTTCATGCCATTTGGAGCATCGGTTTTAATGAACCACGCGTCAGTATCAGTTAAGAAATTATTAACTACATACCCTTGCGGGATCATTCCCATGCTTCTATTAGCATTAATATCATTATCCGCAGTAGCTGGTCTCAATTGCGATTTCATCAGTCTCTCAGCAGTAAATTGAAGATTAACTGGAATGATCATTTTTGTGCCGTTAAGAGAAATTTTCATTCCTCTTTCGTCTTTCATTCCAGCAATATCAATTAAAGCTTGCTCAAGAGATGTTTCGTTAAGATCCGCAGCAGTTGATAGCTCGTTTTTGACGTTTCCGCCAAGAGTAACGTGGGCTGTAGAGAAAAGCTCTAAGCCGTCGCCACCAGTATAGGAACTATTGAATCCTCTGTTGAGAACATTAGCGCCTTTTACTTGCTTAGCGTTTGACATCGAACGTGCCAATGCTTTGGTATAACGTGAACTGATTTTATCGTAAAGGTTGTCCTCTACTGCTTCTTCAGTTATTGAAAAAGCCAATGCCAGAGTTTCGTGAGTGTATCTCGCAGTGAAAGTTTCAGTAGCATCGTCGTAATTGACTGAACCACCTTCAGGTTTCACTTGAGCACTTCCAAAACCGGATAGCATTACTTCTTCTTCGAAAGCACGATCAGAATTTTCAGTGTCGAAAATTTGTGTGTGCTGATTTTCGTAGCGGTCGTATTCCAACCCAAACAAGGCGTTGAGGCCTGGTTCAAGTTCTTTGACCAACTGGTTTCTAGAAATTGCCATTTATTTGCCTCACTCTAACTTAATGCGGTTGTTAACTTCCAAGTATGCTCGGCTGTATTCATCACTACGTATGCATTACAGTTAGCAGAACTTGTATCGCTATTGTCAGGATCCGTTGAGATTCCGATCTGTTTAAACTGACCAGATGTATCAACTTCAGATGTATCAATCTCCTGTGTAGATCTTCCAGTAATAGTGCTTCCACTAGTTCCTACAAAATCATGTCCACCGAAGTTCATCGCCGCCGTTCCTGTTTCATCATGTTGTGCTTCGAACACAATGTAAGGATCGTCATAGACCATAGCTTTTAAGTCACTTGCATTAGTACTTGCCGGATAGTATTTTGACCAAGTTGGTTTGCCAGTCGTTGGATCCGTATAAGAGACACCATAAAATACGCCTAGAACCACTGCGCCTACGGCGCAGATTTCAATTCCGCCCGCAGTAACAGCCGTTACAGCTTGACCTGTATAGATCGCTGTATTGTAGTTCGCTGCAATTTTATATTCTCTCGCACGAATCGTTCCACCAGCTAAGTGTGCCACGGGTCTGAACCCGAAAGCCGCATCTTGGTTTGCCATTGGAAAAATCCTCCGATTAAGTATTAATTATTCAATTCGATGGAGGAAGAGCTAAAAAATTAGTTTTTCCTGTTACCACCGAAGGTTACACGACTTTGCCTATCAGGTTTACTGATTGGCATACTGGGATGTTGTTCCTTCAATAGATCGCTTTCTATTGCGTCGTCTCTGTCCTGCGTTCTATCCGCAAAATAAGACATACGTTCTTCCACGATTTCTTCCGGAATCTTTGCCAGTAATAATCCTCCAACTCCTATAACACCTGCATATTTGCCATCCTGTATTGTTGGATATTCGCCATCGGAATCAGCTCTTACAAGCTCAAATCCTTCTCTTAGTCTAGCCGATAAATTTTTATTATCTTCTTTTCCTAAGACTTCAGCGCGTATCCACCTATGCTTGAACCCGTCGGGTGCAGGTGGTGCATCAAGAGATGATGGTGGTGCCCATGGTTTCCTTCGAGTCGTTTTGTCTCGGGTCTGGGCAGCGCGTGGAGTTTTCTTTTCATTTAATTTATCCATATGCCTACTCCTTCACGTATTTCGCATATTCTTCAAGTGGCACACCTAATTTTTTAGCAATCGCTACTTGTGACGGTGTGAGTCTCACGGTCTTGCGTCCAGTACCTGAGGTTCTTGAGGCGGATGCAACTGTCTGGACGGGCTTGCTGCTTGCCTGTTCTCCCCCGTTAAACTTATGGGGAAATTCCTTGCGAATGCGTTTGTCAATTTCCTCGTAGTATTCATTGCTTGTAGGATTGAATCCGTCCTCCTCCACAAGCCTCTTGTGAATGCCGAACGAGGCGTATGTCATCGCTTCGTCTTTTCCAAACCATTCGTTTTTTTCAGCCCAAGCTTCCGCTTTAGGATCAGGTCTGGGTTGTTGAACTCTACTTTGTACAGGTTGTTCACCTATTTGTCCAGCGTTTTTTAATGATTCCTCATATTTTTTTCGCTGATCCTCGGTGGCTTTTATGCGCTCCTCCTCAATGGCCAGCCTCGCCAGCGACTGATTCGCGGCAACCTGGGCGTCCACGTCCCCTTTCGCCACGGCGTCTTTAAGCTGAATCTTGGCTGATTCCAGTTGGGATTTCACGCGTCCCGTGAATTCATTGACGTATCCGTCGTCCAACTTGTCAAATTTTGACTGTAAATTGTCCCTTTCACCCTTGACTTGCTGGGCGTAATTGACGGCTTCTTTTTCTCTTCTTTCCGCTTCGCGAATTTTATAGGTCATGCGGTCAATACGCTTCTTGACGCCTTCGCTGTATTCTTCGCGCTCGTCTTTTTCTTCTGTTTTAGATTCTTCTTTTTCTTCCGGTTGTTCCTCCTTGACGGTAACTTCCGGAGTATCTTTTTTTGTTTCCTTTTCTTTTAATTCAACATCCACGGAATCACCGGATACGTCCAGTTCGACCATAGGATCTTTTGCTTCTGCTTCGGGCATGGTTTCCTCTCCATGTTAATGGGTTACCGGCGATAGAATGCTTTCCGGGTCGTCAGTTGTGCCCAGAATTTCATCGTCGTTTAAAATGCGCAGTTCCCCGCCTTCAATATTGAGGCGCGAACCAGCGTAGCGGGCGAATATCGCCCAGTCTTTCTCCTTGCACCAAGGTCCGTTTGGAAAACGCTCCTTGTCACTGTACGCGTCCGGCCCCACTGCCAGAACAAGTCCAACATTCGTCGCAATTTGTGTTTCCTCAACCGTCTTGTCAGAAAGCAGGACTCCGCCTTTCGTCTTTCCTTGTCCACGATGAGGCAACACTAAAATGCGCCAGCCTGTCGGCCTGGGCAGTTTTGATGCTTCGGGAATATTATTTTCTTTTTTTTCTTTTTCTACTTGCTTGATGCGCCGCTCAGCGACGTGTTTCGGTAAAATCAGAGTGTTCATTTTGCTCCTGTTTCTTCAGCAGGTCCGAGAGTTCCTGTTCAATGTAATTCAATGTTTCAAGCTGTCCCAGATGATTTTGATAATCATTCCAGTCTTTTACTTGGTTACCTGTTATTATCTCATTAATCTGGGTCTGTCTAGCCCTAATTATTTTAAATATTCTTTCTACCAGTCTTATTTCGTCCATTTAGTCCCTGTTATCTATTTTAACGCTCGCCTGCTTGCTTCCTCCCACATAGAGGCCGAACCATGCGGCGCCCGCGCCCACTACTATGGACACGAATCCTGATTGCGCCATTGACGGGTCAGGAAGGTCCATGAACCATTCCGTCGTGCGCCAAAAAGCGACTCCGTATAAAGTTATCAACAGGCGGGGAAATATCCTCCACTTGTCAACCTGTGCCGGATCTATCTTCACTTTTTCTGGAAGAACTTGACCGCTGATCCAACACCCTTGATCCCGAAACTCGCCGAGCAGGCGATGTATAACAGATGCTTGTAATAATCAGGGAGTTGTTGCAGTGCAACAAAACCCTTTTCAATGTGTTCCGTCATTCCAGGGATGAAGACTGCTACGGCTGGCGCGAGCAGACAAATTAAAATCAGCTCATCTTTCCAGCTTCCCTTCATCTGATCAACGGCTGAAGCCTCCCACGAGACTTCACCGGCGATCTGCTTCTCCTTCAAGGCGGTGATCGCGTTGATCTCCGTCAGTTTCTGCTTGGCCTTCGCTTTCTTTGTTTGAATTATGCCCTTAACGGCGTCGCCGGCGACGCCGAGTAAGGGTTTGAGTAATAGTCCCCACATGGGATTAAGCTCCTCCGCCTGTCATCTTGTATAAGATGAACAAAACCACCACGGTCACGATTCCGGCCTTAATCCAGTCACGCATACCCCAGTCGCTCCATTCCTTCAGGTGAGCCCAAAGATCTTTTATGAGTTTCATTTTTCCTCCTTATTTTCCGTCGAATCCAAATCCATTTCTGGTTCAAACTCAACAGTTTTCACTGGCTTGGTCATCTCCAGTAACTTATTCAACGCCTCTTGTATGTCATGCTCACAATTCGCGCAACTGCAAGATGCGCATTTTCCACTGTCACTGTGATGACAGCCGTGACTGCAATTCTTACAAAGGGACATTAATGTATGGTCTCTTTTTTGATCTCATACATTGGGTCGTTCAGGTCATCCGCGAACAAATGCAGCATGTCGGACGTCTGTTGAGGTCCCAGCGTGTTCAAATAGATCGTTTTAGCCACGATCATCAGCGCCGCGCCGAGAGCCATGGGCTGCGTTCTGTGCTGTTCGGCGAATTTAAACGCTTCGTCCAGAAGAGCATGCGGATTATTGACTTTATTTTTCAGAGTCATATGTTCATGCCTTTTAGCATGTTTTTTACTTATTGCCACTTGTTTTATGAGGGCTGTGATGCGCCAAAGCCGTTTCAGACCGCAGCATCGCGATGTCTTCCTGGCTTTGTATCTTCTCCTTGTCAATTTTATCCTTTTGTTCAAGTTTTTCCTCTTCAAAACCCAATTTTTCAGCGTCAAGGTCTAATTTTTTCTCTTCGGTGTCCTTGCGTTGCTGTATTTCTTGCGCTCGAAGGTTCAATTCCTGCTGTTTAAGGTCAATTAACGGATCAGAGTCCTTTTTATTAAGATATTCCTGCTCCTCGGCCACCAGTTCCTCGGTAATTTCCACGATTCGCTGCGCGATCTGCTTTTCGGTCTCCATTTGGAACTGTTGTTGCAGTTCCGGCGGTATTTGACCGCCGAATTGCGCCGCCTGTTCCTGCATTTCCTGCTGATTTTGCGCCATCACCTCTTCCCGCGCCATGAACGATATGTGCTCGGAAATATGCGCCTGCAGAATGCCCATTGTCGGCGGATTGTTCGCCACAAGGAAGGAACTCATGAACGCCTGGTGGGCGTCAATGTGCGCAGCGTGACCCTGTCCCTGGAAAGCTTGTAATTTCATCATTTGCAAAGATTTGGAATTTTCCATGGCAGGATCTTCCGGTTGCGGTTGCTGCGGGGGAGGAAGTATCATGTCAATGTCCCTTACGCCAAGCGCCTGGTACATTCTCAAGTAAGCCTCGTGCATGTTGTGCATCTGAGGATTGGACGTCGCCATCTGCATCTGCGTCTGCGCCAACGTCACGCGCTGTGACATCGAGAATATGTTTGGATCAGAAACAGGCAGGATGTCCACCCGTTCGTCAAAGTCCTGCTGCTTGATTATCCTGTTGCCGCCCTTTACCGCGTACGGGTATTCCGGTGGCAGGCTCTGCGCCAGAACTTTTGCCAATAATTTAAACTCTACTTTTTGTCCATAATGCAATCGCTTATGAATCG